TCGCTGCGACGGTAACTAACTGTTTATTATGTAAAGTCGTGACCGGGAATAAACGCCCGCCGCGCGCGCGAGCTTTTCCCGTGTCTTTTCCGCCGCTTGCCGCCGCTATGACGTCCGGGTTCGCAGCCGTTTGAGCCCGCGCAGCCCCGGCCTGGATTTCACATAATTTTTTTGGAGCTTTCCCGATGCCCGCGATCGCCGAACTTATCCGTTACGCGCCCGTCCCCGCCGATCAGCTCGCCGCCGAGCTCGGCGTTACGGTGCGCACGCTTCAGCGTTACGCCCGCGCCGACCAGGCGCCGCCGGCGGCACGCGCGCTGCTCGAAATCCACGCCGGGCGCGTGCCCTGGCCCGGCGGCGAGCGCCTGCGCTACTGCCGCGGCGCGCTGTACCACCGCGACAACCCCGACGGCGTGCCGCTCGCGGAAATCGCCGCCTACGCGTACCGGCTGCGCGAGCTCGATACCGTGTGGCGCGAGCTGCGCAAGCTGCGCGCGGCGCCGGCGCAATACCTGCTCAACCTCTAGCCCGCCCCTCACAGCGCCGTGAAGCGGTGGTATTCGTTTTCGAGCCCGCCGCCGAACGGCACCAGCGAGTACGCATAGGCAAAGCCCGCGGTCAGGGTGTCGTCCGACAGCCCGGCCGCGGTCCCATTGATGAACTCAACGCGCGTCGGCACCGCCAGCGCGACCGACGGCGCCAGCGACACGCCGTCCCCGGTCAATTGCGTGAAGCCCGCCGGCGTCGGTTTGCCGGTCGTCGGATCGCTCGTGACGTTGTTGAAAATGACCTGGTTGTTGGTCGTGCCGACATCCTCGCGCACCGACAGATCGGCAAACGTCGTGCGGATAGTCCAGGTGGGCGCGATCGCGCCCACCTGATCGCCGTAGAAAAACAGGTTGAAGGTCAAAAAGCTGAAGGTGCCGCCGCCGCCGATCGGCGTTTGGCGGAAGTTGTTCACCTCGAACCAGAACAGATCGAACGCCGGCGCGCTCGGCCAGGCGACATTGACCAGCCGCCGGAACGGATCGAGCCGCACCGCCATCAGCGGATCGCGGCGCGGTACAGGTTCGCCGGCTGTGCGAAGGTCGTGACCGTCAGCACGTTTTTATCCGCGCGCAGCTCGCCCCGGTTGGGGTTCAAAGTCGTCACCGTGCGCGCGGCCGGCGACTGCGTGAAGTCGAGCAAGCCACCGTTCAAGGTCGCCGTCACCACGGCGGCGCCCGCGGCCGGTACGTTGTTCGGGTAGCAGATCCCGCCCTCGACGGTCAACGCCGTGATCGCGAATGCGCCGTCAATCGCGAGCTGTCCGCCGAGCACGGTGCAGCTCGCGAGCGTCGCCGCCGCGCGCAATTGATTGTTGCCGCCCGACTGTTGCCAGCTCGCGAGCGTCGCGCCTGGTCCCGCGTAGACGCGCGACAATTCCGACGTATCGGCGATCACCACGGCGCCGAAGGTCGAGGTTTCCGTCGGCTCGTCGGCCGCGAGCCCGAGCCCGCCGGGCGCGAGCCGCACATTCACCCGCGCGCTTGCGTTGTTGGCTTTGAGCCGCACCGCCGGCAGCCCCGGATCGATGCCGGCCGCGGCGGTGTTCGCGATCAAGGTGGTTGACGCGCCGGCCGCGGCGTTGTCGAGCTTCAAGCGCGGCGAGCCCGACGGCGTGCCGGGCCCGGCGTGCTCGCCGATGCGCGCGGCGGTCCAGGCAATCCGCAGGTAGCGATCGCGGTACTCGTCGGCGCCGGCGTTCGCCGTCTCGCCGTTCGCGCTCGCGGCGACGGTGGCGAGCGGCAGACCGATCCGCCCGGTGTAGGACTGCCAGATTTGCAGCTCGGCGAGCGCCACGGCGGCCTGGTTCAAGCCCCAGCACACGTTCACCGCGTTGTCCCGAAAAATCACCGTGTCCGTTGACGCCGGCAGCGCGCCATCCGACCAGTTCGCGGCGTTGTCCCAATGGTGCGGGCCCGTCGCCGCCGTCGGCGTCGCGGTCGAGATCGTGCCGGTGCCGGTCGTCACCGCCACCGTCACCGTAAACGGCATGCCGGCGACGCCGGTCAGGGTGACCACCGCCGCGGCCGACGTTGCCGTGATCCCCTGGCGGTAGGGGTGCGTGGACGCGTTCCAGGCCGCGGCCAGTGCGGTGGCGGTCGCGGTATTGCTCGCCGCGCCCACCGAGCGCGCGATCGTGAGCCCGTTGACGCGGATTTCGTAGAGCGTCGTCGCGTCGTGCGTGCCGACCGTGACGGTTGACACCTGCGCCACCGCGAGCGCGGTGCCCTTCCAGTATTTTGTCGGCATGGCAGATCCTTAATTGTCGAAAATCAGCGTCATTTTCTCGCCGTCGTTGTCGCCGAAGGTGATGACCTCCACTCGCTCGACGTCGACGTATTGCGCCGGATCGCTTGGGTTCTCGACCCGGACCACCGTCACCAGGCGCGCGATCTCACTCAGCACGCGGCCGGCGTTCAGGCCCTGCGTGACGCTCGCGGCGTCGAGCGTCGGATCGAGCAGTTGATCCGGCGACAGGTTCGAGCCTTGCGGGTTCGCGTCGGTCGCCTGCGTGCCGGCGCCGCCTTCGAGGCGCGACACGCGCGCGCGCAGCTCGTCGACGGAATCGGCGAGCGCATTCAGGTAGCGCGCCCGGATCGGCTCGCCGCGCCGCAGGCGCAGCACGCGCGGCGCCGTCACCAGGTGAGCCCCAGATCGGAGAACCGCTCGGCGCGGTAGACGGTGAACCAGCGCACGCCCTCGCCCTCAACGCTGCCCTGGTTCGCGCGCTCCACGCGCTTTTGCGTGACCGGCAGCCCGTTGATCTTCATCACGTGCGGGACGCGCCAGGTTTCCGCCCGATACAGCGCCTCGAAGGTGCAAATGACCTGGCCCGCTTCGCGCTCGGTCGAAAACGCGGTGCACAGCCACGTTTCCGGCGCGTCACCGGCCCAGCCGTCCGCGTTCACCGCGCCGATAAACCGCTTCGCGAGATCCTTGGGCAGCGCCGGCCGGGTGTGCCGAATGCGCACGATCAGTTGCGGCCGGAACGCGTCAATTTCGACGGCCTCGGCGGTCACACTGTTTAAGACCACGTAGGTGTTCCGCATCGGCCGGCCGTCGATGTCGCGGCTGGTGCGCTCGGTGAACGTGGTTGCGCTGAAGTCGACCGACAGCACGGCAACCCCGCCGGCCTGTTGGATCGCGCCGGCCGCGGTGCCCGCGCTCGGCGTGCGGTAGGTCACGGCAATTTCGGCATTGTCCGGATCGAGGAAAGTGACCGATCGCTCGACCACGGTTGCCGCGGCGAGCAGCGGGTGCGGCTCGCCGATACGCGGAATGCCGGACACCTGGAGCACGCGCGCGGCGCGGCTCGCCGCGTCGCCGTCGAGCCCTTCGACATGATACACGCGCGTCAGCTCCACGCCGTCGGCGGTTTCCTGGACGCTCGCGCGCTCGAAGAGATCCGCGATCACCGTCATTGCGCCACCGCCGGCACGCCACCGCGCACGGCGCGGATCAATTCGTCCTGCTTGCGCAGGCTCTCGGCGGTGTTCTTCGCCGTCTCGCGCGCCGCGGCATCGCCGCCGGTGCCACGCCCGCCGGCGCGCGTCGTCGGCGCGAGATCGCCGCGCTCGATGTTCAAGAGCTCGCGGGCGCCCGCGAAGTTGCCGCGCGCGAGCTGGCCGACCAGCGCGGCCACCCCGCCGAGACTGGTGCCGATTTGGAGGAACGCCCCGACAAACTCGCGGATCACGGGCCCGACCGTCGACACCAGCAGGGACAGGCCATTGGACACGGCCGTAATCGCCGGCGCGAAGTTGATCGCGAGATTGCGCACCAGGCCCGAAAAGGAATCATTGAGCAGATCGATCGCGTCGTTCGCCGCCGCCGCCGCGGCCACCTGATCCGTCGACAACACGCGGTTGGATCGCTCGGCGGTCGTGATCATCTTGTCGAGCCCGGCCGCGCCGTCGTTGAACGCCGGCAGCAGCTCGGCCGCGGCGCCGCCCATCAGCTTGGTTACGTTCAGCACCTTGGCGCCCTGGTTTTCCAGCGTCGCCAGGCGCTCGACGTAGGTCCGGATCTGCTCGTCGGGCGCGAGCTTCGCGAACTCCTGCACGTTGATCCCCAGCACCTCGAACTGTTCCGCGAGCTTCGCGTTACCGCCGGCCGCGAGCGCGGCATTCTTCTGCAAGCGGATCGCCGAGCGGTTGAACACCTCGATCGAGCTGCCGGCCATGCGCACGCCCTGCTCCATCGCGGACAGGAATTCGGCCGACAGTTGCGAGCGTTGCGACAAGTCGTTGATCGCGTCGGCCGCGTCCAGGCTGCTTTTCACAATCGCGCCGAAGCCGACCGAGCCCGCGAGCCCGGCCAGCGCGCCCTTGACGCCGCCCAGGATCGACGGCACCGAGCCCATTTGCGCGCGGAATTGCGAAACGTCCGCCGACAGTTTCGCCACCAGGTTAACGATCGTCGCCATTGATGTTGACTCCTGCCGCGTGCGCCGCCAGGCGCAGCGCGCGCCGCATATCCTCCGGGGTCTGCCGCGGCGCGCCGAAACGCACCGCATAATCCTCGATCGGCCGCGCGAGCCGGGCGCCCCCTAGCGCCTCGGCGAGCGTTTTGACGATCTGCGCGGCGTGGATCGCGTCGCGCTCCGGGCCCCAGGGCTCGAGCTCCCACAGCGCGCAGAGCTCGGCGAAGTCGCGCGCGCTATTGGTCGCCTGCGCTTCCGCCACCGTGCGCGCCTGGCGCGCGGCGATCCGGTGCCACATCCGCCGGCGCGGATCGGCCGCTAGTTTTTTTTGATCTGCTCGTAATCGTCGGCGCCTAGCGCGTTCAGCCGGCGCGCCGCGGCGAACACGCGATCGAGCGCGCGCGCGTCGAGCTCGCCGAGCCGCGCGGCGTCGGCGTCCTCGAAGAGTCGCGCGCCGCCCTCGTCGCACGCGCACAGCGCCACCAGGCGCGCGCGCAGGTTCGCGAAGGTCCCGAGCGGCGGCGCGGTCGCGAGCTCGAACGCGTCGCGCTCGGCGCCGCTCATCGTGCGCACGAACACCGCCCCGCCCCACTCCGGGACCTCGACGCGCTCGACGGGACGCGCGGCGCCGGCGGCCAGGATCAGATCGCGGCTCAGGATCACGGCGTCACCGTGATATCGCCGGCGACCTTGATCCGGCCGGTGCCGGTCAATTTGCCTTCAAGCTCCCCGCCGTACTCGAACGCGGTCAAAAAGCCGGAAAACTGCCACGTCGCCGCGCCGGTATCGGGAAACGTGATCGTCACGGATTCGGCGGCGCCGTTGATCGGCGGTTTCAGCGACGGCCGAAAGTGACACTCAATCTCGAGCTCGCCCATATCGGCCAGCGCGCCCGGCCGAA